TTGTAACGGCTTTTTACTTTGTGATAACAAGCGTCTTTTTTGCTTTTCTTTTTTGCCATTAGTTATCCCCTTTGATGGCGGCTTGGATACTTGCTGTCGCATCTGCGCCCTCGAGATTGCCATATGTCCTCTCCATCTCTGTCTTTATATAATCAATTTGTAAGGCCATAACCTCTGTTCTTTTATCAACGGCTATCAAAGTCTTCGTGGCCCAATCAGCCCAACTATACCCGACACCGCCAACACCAAGGACGAAAGCTGTTACAAGAGTTATCGTGACTTGTTTATTCACTCTGCTCACCACATCTTACAAGACCAGTACTTGGCCTTTAGTTTATCTAATGTTCCCTTATCACACCCATGACGAGCACGAAAAGACTTACGACGTTTTGGGTTTGATTTCTTGATAGTCATATTGGCGTCCCCGAATCTGACTATCTTTTCTTCACCCTTGTCACACGCCTTAACAACAAACTTCTTGCCGCCAGAAACCTGACGTTTTGGTTTGTTGCACTTCATTTTATCCTTATCGATCTTAGCCATTTTTACTCCAATGTAATAACAGCGGCGTAAACGCCGCTGCTAATATTAACCAAACATACCTGTTATTGAGGTTATGTTAGTTAGGGTAATATGACACTCATCGTCAAAGATGACGCCGTGATCTGGAATGGAGACTTGAACCCAGTCACTGGTGTTAAACACCACGTCTAACTGAGTTGCGCCACCACTGCCATTTTTAAACACAACCTGTGGAGAACCAGAACTAGCGGTTTTTACTATAAACGCTTTTAATCTAGTTCGACCACCTTGCAATGTTCCAGTAGCCGTAGCTGTCTTTGCAAAAATAGAAGCAGCCATTTAACATCTCCTATTAAGGTTGAACAGCAGTATTAAAAGCCTGAGCATACATTACTGTTATAACAACTGATCCCGCATTCGTACCTGCGCTTGAGGTGGCTGTTAATTTTAAATCGGATGTACCAGTGTTCTTCCATGTAAGTGTACCACCACCAGAAGCACCTAATGCTTTAATACCTACAGTGGTTCCAGAAGCAACAGCATTAACAAGAGTTGCTGCACCGTTTACAGTATCACCAACACTAATATTTGTTGTAGTGTTAGCAGCTACTTCTAAATCGATAATTATGTCTACGATTTTTGAGTTAGCGGGAATTACTACATTTGTAGCTTCTGCTGCAACAGCACCGCCAGATATATCCATTACATGTTGTTGAGTCATTACAACGTAGCCGACGTTTGCTATGTCTGTTCCAACGACAGTACCCGTTGTATTTCTAATGTTACCTGCCCGAATCGGACCTGAAAAAGTTGTCGTACCCATGTTGATCTCCTGTCTAGGGTTAGTCAGCCACACCATGTGACTGTCAGGGATGATTGCATCGTACAGTACTTTGATCTAATTTAAAAGACTCAATAACAGGGTAGGTAATAATGTTAGATAAACCAAAAGTTAAAAATCATGAACACTTTGAAATAGCCGATAAAATATGTGAACGTGCATTGCGTGGAATCCCTCAAGACAGATGGATAAGAGGAAACCATGAGATGAACGCCATGGTAAAAGCATACATGGATTTAGTTCGAGTGATTCAAGCAATGAATGAGGAGAGAATAGAAAAGGGGCAACCGAAGTCGCCCCAATCCTTACGGAGGTAATACCTCCCTATATCACAGTTTAGGCTCCAGGTGAACCAAAGATACAACGTGGGTCTGAGAACCCAAAGCTGTAACGTTCACGAGCTTTAAACCTCATGTTTCCTGTGTCGAAGTCTGCTTCCATGTTTGTGGATAGCGGAGTACGCTCAAAGTGGATCATTCCACGAGGAGCATCAGTCATGATAAAGAACGCATCAGGATCTGTTAGGAAGTCGTTAACGGCATAACCGTTAGGCAACATACCCATTGATCTTAGTGCGTTTGTATCATTGTCCGCTGTACCAACACGAAGGTTAGATACCATCAGACGCTCTGCAACGAATTGCAGTTGTCTTGGGATAAGTAACTTCATGCCACGTAAAGCAACCTTTAAACCACGCTCGTCAACAAATCCTGCGATATTAATCAAAGCATCTTCAAGAGATGTTTCGTTTAAATCAGCAGCAGTTGCAGGTTCGTTGGCAAATGTACCTCCAGAAGTTAGAGGATGGTTAGTCGCACAAAGTGCAACACCATCACCACCCGCAGTAGCACCACCTGTGAACGCTGTGTTCAATACAGATGCAGCTTTAACCTGCTTTGAGTGTGCCATTGAACGAGCCAACGCACGAGTATAACGTGAACCAAGACGATCATAGAGATTGTCTTCGATAGCTTCCTCAGTGATTGAGAATGCCAACGCTACTGTTTCGTGGTTGTAACGAGCAGTGTATGCTTCGTTAGCGTCGTCAAAGTTTACTGCGCCACCTTCTGATTTAGTCGGTGCCGCTCCGAAGCCGGATAACATCACTTCTTCTTCAAATGCTCGATCTGAAGATTCAGTAGTGTAGATCTCTGCATGTTGGTTTTCGTACCTTTCGTACTCCATACCAAACAAGGCGTTGAGACCTGGTTCCAACTCTTTCGCTAGTTGTGCGCGAGATATAGCCATAGGTCAGTCTCCTTATACGCCAGTCGTTGAAACAGTACCGCCTGCAATCGCGCCATTGGCGGAATTGAAGGAGTTGTTTAAACGAACAATTACAGGGATACCCGCCGCAGTATAGTCTGAGTTTTCAGGATCATCTTGATAACCCATAATTCTCAGATTTAAGTTTGCGGTGGTTGCGATTGTGCTAACACCCAACTTTGCGGAAGAGATACCAGTCGAAGAAGATCCGGCTGCACCATCTGCAAAATTTGCGTTTGCGAACACATGTCCTCTAGCAGTCGCTTCGCTTGTTAGTGAAGCATCTGAACAGATGACGAATGTTTGCATTGGGTTGTCATACACGAAGGCTTTGACGGGATGATTAGTGTCCGCGCCAGAACCAGGCCAGTTGTTAGCGAATATAGTTTCACCAGTGGTGGACGAAACGTATTCACAGCCCCAGAAAACACCTACGAGACCTACAGTGCCACCCGCAGCCGCGCCAACTTTGTCAATAAAACCAGTTGATAGCGGGATAACAGGTGAGCCTTGAAAGATCGTGTTTGTATTTCCGGCTGCTATACGATACTCGGTCGCACCAGTGGTGTTAGCAGCCTGACCGACTACTCCAATCGGACGAAGTCCGAATGCACCGTTAGTGTTTGCCATAGTAGCAATCCTTTATGTTAGTCGGAGTCTCCATTGGATCCCCCGAAGGTTACACGACTTTGCCGATTATTAGTAATCGGCATTGAAGGATGTTGTTCCTTCATCAAGTCCTGATCCACAGCAGTCATTTGTTCGCGGGTTCGGCCCCCGTAGTACTCGTTTCTTTCATGCGCTGTCTCTTCAGGTATACGGCACAGCATCAGTCCGCCTTGTCCAATCACTCCCTGATATTTGCCATCATCGATGACAGGAGCTTCATAGTGTGGATACTGGTCGGCACGGACGGGTTCCCATCCTTCACGTAGCTTGGCATGGACGTTCATCTTGTCCTCCTCCCCACGCATTGCAATTCGTATCCACCGATGCACGAAACCTGGTGGGGCTTCTGGTGCTTCAAGGTGACTGGGCGGTGCCCAAGGTTTTCTGCGAGATTCTGCTTCTCGTGTTTCGCTTTTACGCGGTGTTCTAGTATCAGCCATTTGTTACTCCTTCACATACTTGGCGTATTCTTCAAGAGGTACGCCTAGCTTTTTTGCAATCGCTACTTGTGAATGCGAAAGCTTGACCGACCTGCGCCCTGATTTTGCTGTACTGCGGGATGCTGAAGCAGCAGCAGCGGCGACCTGTGCTCCACCCGATTTCTTAGCCGTTTGAAACTTATGCGGGAACTCTTTCCGCATACGGCTATCAACCTCACTATAGTACTCTTCTGTGTTCGGGTCAAACCCCTCTTCTTCAGTAAGTTGACTATGAAGCGCGAAAGCCGCAGCTGTCATAATCTTATCGTCACCAAACCAAGTGTTTTTATCCTTCCACTGAATTGCACGGGGATCTGGTTGAGCCTGTTGTTGTACTGGTTGTTGTTGTACTGGCTGCTGTTGTACTGGTTGTTGTTGTTGAGCAACCTGTGCTTTAGCTTGTTGTTCTGCCCTGATCTTAGCAGTGTTGTAACGTTGCGTTTCTACTGCAATATTGGATAAAGCTTGTTGCGCTTCCACCATTTTGTCACTGTCGCCTGCATCATACGCTTCTTTGTAAGCCCTCTTTGCTGCCTCAGTCTGCGACTGTAATCTAGTGCCATACTCGGAGAGATACCCTGTATCCAAGGCTTGCACACGAGATTTTAACTTTTTATTTTCCTCGAGCAGTTCTTGAGATACCCTAAGAGCTTCTCCTTTGTCCCGTTCTTCTTGACGGTACTTCTCTGTAAGTTTTTTTATACGAGACTGAACACCTTTACTGTAAGAATCTAACTCATCCCCTTGAGGTTTTTCTTCTGTTTCTGTAGTAACCTCAACTTTTTCTTCAGCTGCTGCT